GTAGGTCTTATAGCACAGGAGGTGGAGCAGCTCCACAAGTACCTTCATTTAATATTGTTGGTAGCGATCCTCAAAATCAATTAGCACAAACTTTGGCAGAACAAACAAGTAAGCCTGTAAAGGCATTTGTAGTTTCAGGAGACGTAACAACAGCACAAGGATTAGAAAGAAACATAATTCAAGAAAGTGCTTTAGGATAAACAAAATAGTTAATTATAAACGATATATTATTATGAAGATAGTTGAATTAATTTTAGATGATAACGAAGATTTAACTGGAATCGAAGCAATAAGTATAGTTGAAAACCCTGCAATAGAAGAAGATTTTATAGCACTCAATAATGAACAGGTAATTCAACTTGCACAAGTAGATAAAGAAAAAAAGATTCTTTTGGGAGCTTTACTAATTCCAAACAAACCTATTTATAGGAAAAGTGGAGAAGATGAATATTATATATACTTCTCACGAGATACAGTAAGAAAGGCCTCCCAAATTTATTTACAGAAAGGCAACCAAAACAATTCTACATTAGAACACAAGCACACTTTGAAAGGCCTTTCATTAGTTGAGAGTTGGATAGTTGAAGATACAAAGAAAGACAAAACAGCTTTGTATGGTCTTGAATATCCTGTTGGAACTTGGGTAGGTGCAGTAAAAGTAAACAATGACAAAGTATGGGAAGAGTTCGTAAAAACAGGAAAAGTAAAAGGTTTCTCTATTGAAGGTTATTTTGCTGATAAAGCAGAAAGACCAAAAGACCAGACAATAAGCGATCTTGCAAAAATAGAAGAAGAAGAAGCACAAGAACTTTTATCACAAGTTAAAGGTATAATTAGAAATGACAAAAGATACAAAGGTGGTAAAAGAATAATATTTGAGAGTTTCTCAGACTATCCTGATGCAGTTAAGAATAATGCAAAAAGAGGTATTGAGTTAAACAAAAAAGTAAATAACAGATGTGCTACTGATGTTGGTAAAATAAGAGCGCAACAACTTGCACAAGGTAGAGCAATATCAGAGCAAACTGTAACTCGTATGTATTCGTTTCTGTCTAGAGCAGAAGAGTATTATAAACCAGAAGATAAAGAAGCCTGTGGTACAATATCATATTTATTATGGGGTGGCCTTGCAGGTAAAAGATATGCTGAGAGAAAACTAAAAGAACTTGGCAAATTAGAACTCTATAGTGAAAAAGTAAATGATGACTTTGCAATCATTATGGATAGGTTAGCTTATGCTTCAAAGGAGATGGCAGAAAAAATTGCAGAAGATATTGGATGTGAAGGAATACACGAACACGATTTTGAAGATCAAACTTGGTATATGCCTTGTGAAAAACACGCACTAACAGAAGAAGAATTTAAAAAGTATAAATGTCCAAAGGGATATAAAAAAGATTATCAAAAACATAAATGCGTAAAGATGGCTGAGATAGGCCCAAGAGGAGGTATAAGAAAAAGTCCAAAAGCACCAAAGTCAGGTACACCAAATCCAAATCCAAAAGGCAAAGGTACAGCAAAGGGAGATGCTTCTACAAGTAGAGGTGCAAAAGTAAGTAAGAAAGATGAAGCAACTTTACAAAAAAAGTCTGACGATTTTAACAAAAGATATAAAGAAAAATTAGGTTATGGTGTTACCATAGGACAGTTAAAAGCAGTATTTCAAAGAGGACTAGGTGCTTTCAATGTATCACATAGTCCAAGAATACAATCCCCTACAGCTTGGGCGCAAGCGAGGGTAAATGCGTATCTCTATTTAGTAAGAAATGGTAGGCCACAGAATCCTAAATATACAGGAGACTTTGATTTACTACCAAAAGGACATCCTAAAAGTAATAAGTAATGAAAGATTATATACCAAGTTATACAAGTCCTATTGATGGCAGAAGAGCTTGTTTATGTAAAGATGAATTAACATACAAGATAGAATGTTGTACAGGAGAACTACACGCACAAGGTATAGGTGCTTTGAAAGGTGGCAGTAATGCAACTATAAATGGAGTATCTAGAACAGGGTAAAAATGCAAAATAAATTTTAAAAATCGATATATAATTATGAAAGCAACAGAAATTTTAAATCAAGTTAAAAATCTATTGGGAGTTGAGCTATCTGAATCTGATATTCAATTAGCTGAATTAAAATTAGAGAATGGAACTGTTTTGGAAGCAGACGCTTTTGAATCAGGTAAAGAAGTTTTTATTCGTACTGAGGATGAGAAAGTTGCTCTTCCTGTTGGAGAATATGAACTTGAAGATAATAGACTTCTTGTAGTTGAAGAAGAAGGTATCATCAAAGAAATCAAAGCAGAAGAACACGAAGAAGATGAGGACAAGGAAGAAATGAAATATGTTACAAGAGAAGAGTTCAGAAAAGAAATGGATGAATTGAAAGAGCATATTGATAAAATGATGGATCATAAGGACAAAGAAAAAGAAAAAATGTCCTCTCAAGTTGCAGAAGAGGTTTCTCTTGCAGTAACAGAAGTCTTGAATAGTGAAGCAGAAGAAAAAGAATCTCTTAAAGAAGAGTTATCAAAACCTGCTGCTGAACCTATGAAACACAGTCCAGAAGAATCTAAAACAGAGATGAAATTTAAATTCGCTGGAAACAGAAGAAAATCTACTCTTGATAGAGTGATGGAAACTATAATAAATAAATAAATAAAATAAATAATTATGGCAGTTTTAACACACGTTAATAATGATGTTGTAAGAATTAAAAATGATGTTGATGCAGTATCAGCAGCAGTTACTCTTACATCAGCAGATAGTGGTAAATGGTACGAACTTGCAGCAAGTGCAGGTGTAACAGTAACATTACCAGCAGTAGAATCTGGACTAAACTTTAGATTTGTTGTAGCAAACGCATTTGATACTTCAAATTACATAATTGATAGTGCAGAAGGAGATAATATAGATGGAATTTTAGTAGTAAATGGTGCATCTGTAGCAGCTTCTGGAGAAGATCAAATTAACTTTGTTGCATCAGCAGAATCAGTTGGAGACTTTATCGACATCTGGTCTGATGGTAGCAAATGGTATGTTTGGGGAATCGGAAACTCAGCAGGTTCAATTACAGCTACTGACCCAAGTTAATAATTAATTAAATAAATAAAAGAGATATGGCTACTACAACAAGTATAACAACTTCATACGCAGGCGAGTTTGCTGGGGAATATATCGCAGCAGCTCTATTAAGTGGAGTTACATTATCACAAGGAGGGGTTTCAATTAAACCTAACATAAAATTTAAAGAAGTTATCAAAAAACTTGCATTAGATAGCATTTTAAAAGATGCGTCTTGCGACTTTGACCCAACTTCAAACGTAACATTAACAGAAAGAATCTTACAACCAGAGGAGTTTCAAGTAAACTTACAACTATGTAAAAAAGATTTCAGACAAGATTGGGAATCAGCGAGTATGGGTTTCAGTCAATATGACAATCTTCCTAGAAGATTTTCTGATTTCTTAATTGCACAAGTTGCAGCAAAAGTTGCTGAGAAAGTAGAGCAAAACATTTGGCAAGGTGCTACTGCAAACAATGGAGAGTTTGACGGCTTTCAAGCATTATTAGCAGCAGACAGCGACGTTGTTGATGTATCAGGTACTACACTATCAGCTTCAAACATTATTGCTGAATTAGGAAAAGTAGTTGATGCTATTCCAAGTGGAGTTTACAATAAAGAAGATTTAAAAATCTATATTCCTACAAGTGCAGCTAAGTTTTACATTCAAGCACAAGCAGCATTAGGTTATAGAGAATTATATCACGTTGGAAAAACAGAAATGAACTTTCAAGGTATTCCACTATTTACTGCTCCAGGTTTAGGTGCAGATAAAATGGTGGCTGCTGAATCTTCAAACTTATTCTTCGGAACAGGTCTATTAAATGATTGGCAAGAAGTTAAGTTAATTGATATGGCAGATATTGATGGAAGTCAAAATGTAAGAGTGGTATTAAGAGGAAGTGCAGGAGTACAGCACGGGATCGGTTCAGATATCGTATTATACTCTTAATAATTTGTATAACATAAAGAAAGGTAGGTGGGTATAGGCCTACTTACCTTTTTTTTTAAAAAATAATAATATGGCTTGTACACTAACAAAAGGAAGAGAACTACCTTGTAAATCAGGGGTAGGAGGAATTAAATCAATTACATTTGCAGATTATGGTACTTTAGGTGCTTTAACTATTGCAAATGAAATGATAACAGATTTTGGAGGAAGTCCAACTTTTATGAAGTTTGATGTCAAAGGTAATTCAACTATGGACACAGTTGTAACTTCATCAAGAGAAAATGGAACTACTTTCTATGAAACTACTGTTGTAATGAATCTAATCTTCCAAGAAGAAAAAACTCAAGCTGAAATTAAATTACTCGCAGTTTCGAGACCACACATCATAGTAGAAGATTATAATGGTAACTTTAGATTAGTTGGAAAAGATCACGGAGCAGAATTGACAACAGGAAATTTCTCAAATGGAGCAGCTATGGGAGACCTTTACGGCTACTCTCTAACGTTTGTTTCACAAGAAACAGAAGCACCTGATTTTGTAACAACAGCAGCTTATAATGCAGAATCACAAGGTACTCAAATTGACGTAAATTAATATTAGTTTGTTTGATTTAAGAGGGGGTTTTTACCCCCTTTTTTTATGTTTTGTATTGAAATATGAATATCTGGATAGATGCACTTTTTATGCGTTCTAACAAACTTTCGGTGTTCTAGAACATATATACATTAAAAAACTGAGAAAGTGCATTAGAATAAAATTCCCTCAAGAGACTTATTAACATTTTTGAATTAAAAAAAAAGATGTATATTTACGATATGAATGTAAAACAAAACACTAAAATATGCTCTATCTGTGGAAGCGAGTACACAGGATGGGGACACAATCCAGCACCTGTAATTGATATTGTTAAACATCAAAACGCAAGGTGTTGCGACGGCTGCAATAGTGCAGTTGTTACACCTACGAGAATTGATTTGCACTTGAATAAGGTCAAACTTCAAAACTTTGTTCCTTTAATACCTCGTGCAAAGTAGGTTTATTTTTCATAGTTAAATTTTGAGCTTAAGCTCGGTTTATGATTAGGGGGGTAGAAATACCCCTCTTTTTTTTATATCAATACAAAATAGCACTTTAATTTCGATATATAAATATGAAGATTATGACAACAAGTGCTTCTTCGCAAACAATGGATGTAATTCCAAGAAGTTTTGTATCTTCTTATACATTAAAATTAAGAGACACAAGTAAAAACAAACAAGTGTTTTCAAGCTCTGTTAGTGCATCTTCTTTAGCAAATGGACAAAGAATTACAGTTACTTTCAGTCCTGTATTGAAAGAAGGTAGAACTTATGATATGGAATTATTATCTGGATCGGCAATAGTTTATAAAGACAAAATCTTTTGTACAGACCAAACTATTAATCAAGCGAATAATAATTACTATGACATTAATAGTGGAGAATATACGTTTGATGAAACAGCAGGGTCTCACGATAACGATTATATAATAGTATGAGTGATTTAAGAGTAATTAATTTAAGTAGCTATGCTACACCAAAAATTATTGAGTATAGAAATAAAGAGTGGATAGCTTATGGCGAGGACAATAATTATTTCAAGTACTTAATAGATAGATACAATGGTAGTCCTACAAACAATGCAGTTATAAATGCAATATCAGCAATGATATTTGGTAAAGGTTTAGATGCAACTGACAGTAGTTCAAAACCTGATGAGTATGCACAAATGGTATCACTATTTAATAACGACTGCGTAAGAAAACTTTGTTATGATTTGAAACTTATGGGTCAATGTGCAATACAAGTAATATACTCAAAAGACAGAAACAGAATAGCACAAGTAGAACATTTCCCTGTAGAAACTTTAAGAGCTGAAAAAGCAAGTAAAGAAGGAGATATAGAAGGATACTATTATTTTTCTGACTGGTCAGAATACAAACCTACAAGCAAACTAAAAAGAATACCTGCTTTTGGAAAAAGTAGAGAGGCCATAGAAATTTTATATGTAAAACCTTATAGAGCAGGTTTCTATTATTATAGTCCAACAGATTATACAGGGGGTACACAGTATTGCGAACTTGAAGAAGAAGTATCTAATTATCATTTGAATAATATAAAGAATGGTCTTGCACCTAGTATGTTAATTAACTTTAACAATGGTGTACCAAATGAAGAAGAGAGAGAGATGATAGAGCAAAGAATATACCAGAAATTTAGTGGTACTTCAAACGCAGGTAAATTTATTCTTGCTTTCAATGACAATGTAGAATCGTCAGCAAGTATAGAACCTGTACAATTATCAGATGCACACCAACAATATCAGTTTCTAAGTGAGGAGAGTACCAAAAAGATATTAGTATCTCATAGAGTTGTATCTCCTATGCTTATTGGTATCAAAGATCAAACAGGTTTGGGAAACAACGCAGATGAATTAAAAACTGCATCAATACTTTTAGACAATACAGTTATTAGACCTTTCCAACATTTACTTATAGATGCTTTTGACCAGATACTAGCATATAACAAAATTTCACTTAAATTATACTTTAAAACTTTACAGCCGTTAGAATTTACAGACTTAGAGAATGTAGAAGATGAAGAAACAAAAGAAGAAGAAACAGGTGTAAAATTAAAGCAAGAAGATTTATCGGATGAAGAGTTTGATATAATATTAGATGAGCTTAGAGGAGAGGTAATTTCAAATAGATGGGAAGAGGTAGATGCAAGAGAATACAGCGAGGAGAATGAAAATATAGAAGAATGGGCAAGTAAAAATATAGAGAGTAAAGAACAACAATTAGAAAAAAAGAGTATTGATAGTAAAAAAAGTGGTTTTAGTTATTTAGACAAATCACTTTATAAAGTAAGATATAAATATTCACAAAAATACTCAAGTGGTAAATCACGACAATTTTGTAGAATAATGATGGCAAGAAGTGGTAGAGGAGTTGTTTACAGATTAGAAGATATAGACAAAGCAAGTAGAGCTGGTGTAAATAAATCTTTTGGCCATAAAGGTAAAGCATACGATTTATTTAAATACAAAGGTGGTGTAAACTGTGGACATTTTTTTAGTGAAGTCTTATATAGGCTAAAATCTAAAACAATGAAAAAGAAAATACAAAACTATGATGAAGTAAAAAGCATACCAAAGAGTTATAGGCCAAGACCAGCAGGACATAAAAAGGCAAAGGTAGCTCCAAAAGATATGCCAAATAACGGACATCATCCAAATTATAAGAAATAGAAATGGCAACAGCATTATTCATAAAACCAATAGATTTAAAGAGGAACTCAATTATTGACGGATCGGTGGACGTGGACAAGTTTATCGGATTTG